AACAACTGAATTGAAATTAAATAAAGAATATAATCAGTTAGTTAGTAAATACATTTCTGATTATATTGAACTATTTAACAAAATTCAGAGATTAACATTCCATAGAATTAAAAATTATTATATAAAAAATGGTAAAATCACTCAAAAAGACCGAAATATTATTCATGCTCAACTAAAGGAGGAATTTAGTCTAACAAGTCGAGCTGTTGATGCAATATTAAGCAATATGTTAAGTCGTTTTGAATCTATTAAAGCATTAAAAGAATTTGAAAAGAAGAGCTTAAAAAGAAAAATAATCAGCCTTGAAAAAGAACTTGCTAAATTAAAAGATGAAAGAACTCTGCAAAGAATCAATTTAAGAAATGATTCTAAAAATTTTAATTACATTAAATATAAAAATCTAAAAGTTAAAATTTACTGGAAACAAAACAAACTAAATACTAAGAAACAAAAACTCAGAAGTCTTGAAAATGAGATTAAATCAGGTAAATATAAAGTTTGTTTTGGAACAAAAGAATTACTGAAAAAAGATTATAAGAAATTTATTAAGAAACGAGATAGTGAAATCTATTTTTTAGGTAGAGCTGCTGACAACGCTTGTAACAACAATTTTCAAGTAGAATATAACTCAAAAATAAATCAATTTTATTTTAGAATTAGAAAAGAAATTGATTTAGAAAATGATAAATTTGTTTATGGACAATTTAATTTTAATAGTAAGAATTATACTAAATTGTTAAAAGAATTACTTAGAACTAAAAAAAGTGCTTTGACTTATAGGATTAAGTTCAAAAACAATAAAGTACTTCTGCAAATTATTTATAATTTTGAGTATAATAAAGATTTATGTGTAACTAGAAATCATTATGGAGTAGTAGGAGTAGATTTTAATAAAGGTTTTGTCTCAGTAAGTGAAACAGATAAATATGGTAATTTAATAAATACTTTTAATATAGATTATCAGTATGGCAAAGGTAATCAAACAACTAATGATTTTCAATGTATAGCAACAAGATTAAAAGATTATTGTTTGAATGTCGGAAAAGATTTAGTTATAGAAAAACTTAATTTTACTAAAAAGAAAGACAAGTTAATTAGAAAAAGAGGTAAAAAATATAATGAGATGTTATCATCTCTTGCTTATTCTAAATTTGATTCTATTATAACTTCTAAATGTGCTAAAAATAGAATCTTCTTACATAAAGTTAATCCAGCATGGACGAGCTGGATTGCCAAACAAAAATATTGTCCAAAAATGAAATTAAACATACACTCTGGAGCTTCTTATGTTATTGCTCGTAGAGGTATGTTCTTAGAAGATAAGATAAAATAAAAATAACATAGTATTTCATTTCTACTTAACCAGAATAAGACCAAGTGATTGATGTCTGGCTCTGTGTGGAAATTCAAATTAAAATAACTTTTCGTTTTCTTGGAAGTTGTAATTCCTCTGTGGTGAAACTAAAAAGAGAATGAAATTAAAACGTTCATCTGCCTCAAGATGAACTAGTCATTGTGGTCACGGACGAAAAACAATCTTGAATTAATTATAGGATATACATTATTCTACAATTCTTGTACCACAAATTATAACATAAGTGATTTTGCAATCTTGCAAGATTTATTTAAGGGGTCGCCCGGTTTCGACAGGCGATTAGACTTCTCAACCTCGCACCGAGTGATGACGTTATCCATCAAATTAAACATAACTGCAAACAATTTTGCTACTGATATGGCTGCCTAAGCTTTGGCTTAGATGAAGCTTTACATATCAATTTAATTCATTTATTATAGTCTATTTTAAAAATTAAATTAGACGAGTACCTGTTTTATGTGCCGGCAAAACAGCTACTTCATTCAAATCACGGTAATCGCTTTAAAAGAGTTCTCAGCTTTTAGGGTTAAATAAGAGATATGAATAGTAGGTTTGTGCATTTACTGTTGTTCAGAAAATAAATAAATGTAACCGTGCGTAACAGGGTTGATTGGAATGATTGTTTGGACGTGGGTTCGAATCCCACCGGCTCCATTATTTTATTTGGTCTCTTAGCTCAACTGGAAAGAGCAATCGTCTTCTAAGCGACAGGTTACGGGTTCGAGTCCTGTAGAGACTATATACAAGCTGATTTTGCAGTGTTTCAGCGAGTGTAACATACCTCTATAACTGTCGATACTTTATTTTAGAGGTACACCCCGATAACGGTGAGATTTGTTATCATGCTCCACGGCTTTAAGTGGCGACGACAGCGGTTCATTCAGAATAGTAAATCTGGATAGATAAGGCTGGTGAGATAACTCGTATAAAAAGGTTTAATGGTAAGCAAAATCCTTTTAGTTGTCAAGAATAAAAACCAAGCTGCTAGTTCTAATTAATTAATTTATTAGAATGAATCCCTTATGAGATGTCAAAGTCTTATAAGAGAATGTTATTTTTTGCAGACAATGTTTTACTGGTATTGGTAGTAATGACTAACCAAACACCTGCTACACATTTGTCTACAACATAAAGGAATAA